TATCCGAACTTTAACAACTACTGGCCTGGCTCTGGCTCCAACGGCGATGTGACTGCATATGTTGTTACTGATCCGAATGCTCAGTTCATTGTGCAAACTGCAAACTCCAACACCACTGCCACCGCAGTTGGTCTTGCAAACGTTGGTCAGAACATCTCGTTCAACTACAACGACTACACATCAACTGGTGAAGCTAACGGCAACACTGCCAATGGTCTATCGACTTTCTTTGCTGATCAGTACTCGCTGATTGCAAACTCAGGCGCTGGTTCTGCTTCCAACAACTATTTGCCTTTCCGCATTATTGCTCTTGCGAACTATGTGCCTGGTGCTACCAGCCCACTTGCTTCCGTAAACGGCAATGATTCCACCACAGCATACAACAAGATCGTTGTTGGGTTTAATAACTCAATGCAGCGCGCTCTTGCTGGCATCTAATAGGAGTATAGGACTATGGCTGTAAATCTTTCAGCAATTAAAGACCTTCTCCTCCCAGGCTTGCGTGGGGTTGAAGGCAAATACGAGCAGATTCCTTCTCAGTATGACAAAATTTTCACTAAGCACGACTCTAAGATGGCTTTCGAACGTACCGCAGAAATGCGCTACCTCGGTCTTGCCCAGCTTAAGAGCGAAGGCGGCCAGACTGCTTTCGATAACGGCGCTGGTGAACGTTACATCTACAATCAGGAACATAACGAAATCGGTCTTGGTTATGCCATCACCCGCAAGGCGATTGACGATAACCTTTACAAGACCCAGTTTACGCCCTCGAACCTCGGCCTTATGGAATCTTTCCATCAGACCAAGGAAATCTACGGCGCTTCGATCCTGAACACCGCAAGCACCTACAACACCGCAGTCAACGGCGATGGCGTAGCACTTTGCTCCACGGCTCACCCGATTGATGGTGGAACGATTGCCAACACTCCAACCACTCAGGTTGATTTGAACGAAGCTACCCTGCTAAATGCAATGGTTGCCATTCGTACAAACTTCCGCGATCAGGCTGGTCTGAAAATTATGTCTCGTGGCCGCAAATTGATTATTCCTCCGGCTCTTGAGCCAGTTGCAATTCGTTTGACCAAGACTGAATTGCGCCCAGGCACCGCAGATAATGATGTCAACGCCATTTTGACCACCGCCGGCGGCTTGCCAGATGGTTATCTGACCAACGACTTCTTGACATCTGCATATGCTTGGTTCTTGCTGACCAACATAGACGGTCTGTCGTATATGGAACGCATTAAGTTCGAGACCGACCTTCAGGTTGATTTCGTGACTGACAACTTGCTGGTCAAGGGCTATGAGCGCTACAGCTTCGGTTATTATAACTGGCGCGCAATTTATGGCTCATTCCCAACCTCGTAAAAAGGAATAAGTCATGGCTACGACCATAAACGACACACAGCCTGGGTTTTATCCCAATCCGAATGGCAGCCCAGTACAGCCTGGAGTTGCCTTCACGGGGCCAATCTTCGTTGGTAACGTTCTTACCAGTGACGGAACAGGCAACCTTGCCGCGCTTGGTGGTTCGATTGGTACGCAGAATACTGGCTATGTAGTGATGTCTCAGAGCGAGCCAATCACTCAGGCCAGTGGTCTGACATCAATTACGCTTCCTGCTCAAAGCCAGATCATCGGCATGTATCTGATGGTCACTACGGCTTGGACTGGTAGTTCTACCACTCTCGGTATTGGTGCAACAGCGGGCACATCTGCTGCGACCGCCTTTACAACTGCTGGCGCTGTCGCTGGCGGCACAAAAGGGTTGATCACGATTGTTCCTGGCACTGCAACCGCACAGATTGCAAACTGGGACAATATCAGCAACGCCACTTTCCAAACGGGTGGCCCAACTGATGTGCAGCTTCTTGTTACTTCCACCAATACTGGCTCTGGCGTAGGCACATTGACTGTGACTTACGTTCAGGGCATCAACCTCGCCTCGTAAGGAGACCTATTATGAAGGGTCATAAAGCACATCATCACGCAGAACACGGCCATCATGGCGTTGTTCACAAGGGCGTCCATCACCATCACCCCCGCGCTGCCCATGCAAAGGGCGGCAAAGCTGGCGAAGGTATTGAGGGCGTTATGGATCATGACGAAGCCCCAAAGGAAGTATATGCTGGCGCAGGCTCGCATGTAGTCCATGAGGCTGAAGAGCATAAGCGCGGCGGCAAAGCCAAGAAGAAGAAGATTCATCTTGGTCACGCTGAAGGCCACAAGTCTGAGCATCGCGCAGACCGCAAGCCTCGCAAGTCCGGTGGACGCGCTGGTTCAAATATGAACCCAATGTCTTCTGCCCATCACGGCATGGAGCCTAAAGGCCGCCATGAAAAAGAAATCGACTAATATCAAGCGGGGAGCTTCGGCTCCCCTCTTTACCATTTGGAGGCTTTAATGACCGCAGCATGGACACGATCTGAGGGAAAGTCTCCCACTGGTGGCTTAAATGAAAAGGGCAGGCAATCTGCTCGTGCTGAAGGCCACAATTTAAAAGCCCCCACAAAAGATTCCGATAACCCTCGACACAAATCATTTTGCGAGCGAATGACTGGTATGAAGCGCAAGCTCACTGGTGCAGCCGCCGCAGCCGATCCTGATAGCAGGATTAACAAATCACTTAAAAAGTGGGGATGCTAATTATGGCAACTATTCAGCAAACTGGCATCATTGTTGATTCCATTACACGAAATGGGAAATATGAACCATTTGAGCTTCAAGTTGCTCGCGGTCTTATTACATATCATTCCGTAGTCAATGTTTTTGGGTATCAATCAGCATTAACGGCTGCTGTTGCACCAACAACTGCCCCCATTGCAGTTTGGGAAAGCAATGCAGCTTATGTTTTTCCAACAACTGCACAGCAAATGGTTCTTGCTAGCGGATCGGCATCCGATGCGGGTTTAACAATTACTATCAATGGACTTGATGCAAGCTACAACATTCTTTCCGAATCTATTACATTTACGGCAGGGAATTATACGGGCGCAACAACTGTTAATAGCTATTTGCGTATCAATAGCATTATTACCACATCCGACACCACATCTCCTGGCACAGTTAATGTCGGATTGATTACGTTGAAAAATATTGCCGGAACAGTAACTTACGCTCAAATAGCCATTGGTGTTGGCAAAAGCCAAATGTCAATTTATACAGTTCCAAACAATTATAGTTTCAATTTAAACCGTGCCAATGTGTTTACAAGTCAAGCATATACAGTGGCTGGAAATTCCTTGTATCGAGTATTTTCAACAAATAATAATACAGGTGCAGCCCTTGCAGTGATTCAGTCTCCATTTGTTGGAAACTTCTCTGTTCTAAGAGAATATCCATTTTATTATCCACCAAAAACGGACATTCAGTGGCAAGTTGGAACAAACGTCACTAGCATTGCAGTTGGTGTTAATATTGAAGGCGTATTGGTTGCTGTTGATGGCACTCTTTAAGGAGATAAGCCATGACAACCAGCCAAACATACAGCTTTAATCCCTCGCTTGGCGAACTTGTTTTGTACGCATACAATCTATGCGACATCAGAAACACGTCACTCGCCCAAGAGCACATGGAAGCGGCTCGTATGGCAACAAACATGCTGTTGTCTCGCTGGAGCAATCAGGGTGTCAATCTATGGGCTGTTGATTTACAAACTGTAACGCTGGTTCAAGGCCAAACTCAATATGTTGTGCCGGATAACACGGTTATGGTGCTGGATGCTTATGTTACCATCAATAATGGTACATCTTCACAGCCGATTGATCGCATAATCCTGCCAGTGAGCCGCACAGAATATGCCTCATATCCAAACAAAGAGCAGCAGGGCTTTCCGACTGTGTTCTGGTTTGACCGATTGATCGGTAGCAGCCGTTCAACAGGTTCGGCCAGCCCTACAATGTACTTGTGGCCTGTTCCAGACGGAACAAGTGCTCAGACATTAAGCTATTATCGCGTCCGGCAAATTCAGGATAGTAACTTAACCAATGGACAAACTGTAGAAATACCATTTTTATGGCTTGAGGCTTTTGCTTATGCCTTGGCTGTTCGGCTTGCAACCATTTGGAATCCTGCCAAACTGCAAATTCTTAAGCCGATGGCTGATGAATCTTATGAAATTGCTGCAATGCAAAACATTGAACAAGCACAACAATACATCTCCCCTCAAGTGCAGGGGTATTTTAGATGAGGCCACACGGTAGAGCTTCAGTATCGTCGCGCAACCCGCAAGCCTTTGGTATTTGCGACCGCTGCGGTATGCTCTACAATCATGTGCGCCTCCAATGGCAGTTCGACTATGCAGGGGCTGGCTTGATCAACAAGCGCATTCTTGTATGTAACCCTTGCAATGACGTTCCGCAAAATCAAGCCCGCGCAATCATTGTCCCAGCCGATCCTGTGCCAATTCAAAATCCCCGCATTCAGGATTATGTTGCGGCGGCAACGGATGACGTGGTTATTTCCGCGCCAACAGTTTATGATCCCACAACTGGCATTCCAATTCCATCAACTACAACGATTGTGCTGGAAGATGGCGTGACGCAAGTAACAACGCAAGTGCTTGGAAAGCCCAATGGATTGGCTCAGGGCGCAATCATGCCGTTAATTAACAATGTCTCTTATGATGTTGTGCTGAATCCATTGTCTGTTTCATCCTTTGGCACAAGCACAATAACAGTGACGTTTTCATCTCCGCATGGCCTTGCTACAAATGATCAAATTGCCGTTGAAGGTCTATCAAATAATTTGGCAAACGGGTTCTATTCCGTTACAGTTACTTCAGCGATTGCCTTTACATATCAGGTTAATGCGGCGGTTCCTGCATCTGGATTATTGCAGGGCACAACATTGATGGTTACAGGGCTTGCTGGCCTTCCTTACAATTATGCTCAAATACCGCTTACTGGGGTTTAAGAAATGGCAAATACTACCATCACGAATCTTCCCACGGTAACGGCACTCAATGGCACTGAGCCTCTGCTTGGCGTTCAATCCAGCGCGTCCGTACAAATTACAACGGGGCAGATTGCGTCTTTAGCGGCTGGATTGGGTGGGAATCTTCCGTTCACAGTCAGTGTTGGCGGTACAGGTGACACGACATTCACTCAGTATGCACTTTTATTCGGTAATGGCACCAATCCTATAGGTGTTGTAACGCCGCCCGCAGGAACTAACTATGTTCTTGTGGCAAGCGCTGGTGGCGCTCCAGCATGGCAACCAACTATTCCAGTGACCGCTGGTGTTGATAGCATTAGCTTCGGATCCACTGGCCTTACGCCATCATCTGCACAGGCGGGTGTTGTTACAGTAGCCGGAACACTTGTTGCATCGAATGGCGGAACAGGGCAGTCATCCTACACAATCGGAGATGTTCTTTATGCTTCATCTACTACAGCTCTTTCCCGATTGGCAGACGTTGCAACTGGTTCTGTTCTTATTTCTGGGGGCGTCGGGGTTGCTCCTAGCTATTCATCTTCTCCGACTTTGTCTGGAACGGTAACGGCTTCAAAATTTATTGCCAATACCACAATAACTGGATCATTGACGCAGGGTGCATTTGCATACGGCACTTTGCCATACAGCGACATTGAAATTTATGCGTCATACCAGACCAACGTAAACAATTATTCGCAGATCATTTTGCACAATAGTAGTTCAGGAACTGTTGCATCATCTGACTTTATTGTTGGC